TGTCAAAGAGCTCATCTCAATATACCACATATTATAAGCAAGCTTTAGAGAATTCTCTATCTGGTATAAATATAACAAAAGCTGCAGCATATGGTGAAGAGGCAAAAAGATTTGTTGAGCTAAAAAAAAGATACATCCAGGAATTAGTTGATGCGGAAAATAAATCTTCGGAGGAAGATGATGCTAACGATAAAAATGATCCTTATAATATCATGGCTAATGGGATTTTAGCTTATTGGGCATCTACGATACAACAGCCATTTTCTGCAAATCCACCTATACCACCCTGTATAATCCCTCTTCCCTTAGGTGGTTTCTATGTACCTCTTTATTATGGTAGTAAAAAAAGACTTGCTGGTTATCTCAGAAGAGCATTTAATACAGGAAAAATTTTTAAAACGATACCCGAAAGAAGGATCAGTGCTATCGCAGTTGCTAGTGCTCTAGCTTTCTCCTTTGCAGCCAATATGCTTGAGTTTAAACTGATTTATAATGGCGGTATACCAACCGCTGGTGGACCTGTTCCTATGGTAGGTTTTGTCCCAATAGTTTTTTAAAAAATTACGGACTTTTAAAGGAACTTAAGCTTGGATATATACTAAGATTAATAACTTCTTAAACAAAAAAAAACATGATCGATTTATCATCAAATAAAACACACAACCCGGACGATTTTAACTGGGACGTAGAGAATGGGAGAAAACCAAACACTAAGCTAAAAAGGATTCCGAGTGGATCTAAAGTCTATTGCCATGAGCCTTATGCACAGGAACTCTTAGATGCTTATAACAATTATTTCGGAGACGTTTCCGGAAATATGAGTTTATCTAAAGATCTTGACGAGGGCAGCATTTACCCATGTAAGGTTGTTAGCGTTACTGAGACAGAAGCACTAGCACAGACAAGCACAGGACAAACAATTTATATAGATCTTAAGAAGGAGAGAAAAGACGCTGACAAATTAAAAATAACTGGCATATCTTTTAATCCAGGAGATGTATTACAGGCTAAGATTAGAAAAAGCGGAGGAGTATACAGCGGTTCTGTTGTTGAATACTATATACACAGTATTAGAGTTGAACTATTTGAACAAATTAAGAAAGAATCTAACGCATATAGGGTTAAGATAGAGAGCATTAATAAAGGTGGATATATTGTTGATCTATCAGGTATTAAATGTTTCTTACCCGGATCTTTGGCTGCTGCTAATAGAATTACCGATTTTGAATCTTATATAGGTAAAGAATTACATGTAATGATTGAAGGGTACGTTGAAGCTAAAGACATCTTTATCGTTTCTTATAAGAAATACCTTAATAAAATTATGGAAAGCAAGATTCAGGAATTGGATCTTACTAAGAAATATAAAGGATATGTTACTGGAACAAGCGACTTTGGAGTATTTGTTGAATGGGAAGAGGTTTATACCGGGCTTATACACAAAACTGAATTCAGCGAGGATAACTCAATTACTGGGGTAAATCCTGGCGATGAGATCGAATTCTACGTTAAGGAAATTAAAGACAATAACAGATTAACATTAACTCTAGAGAAACCTCTAGAAAGAAACGTTATTATACACGATCTTGATAAACAAATCAAGGACGGAACATTCGAGCCGATCGAAGCAAAAATTAAACACAAGAGAAAGAATGGTATTCTTATTGATCTTGTAGCATTTGGTCTTATGGCTCTTATCCCTCAGGAGAGAATTGGCAAAAAAACCAATAATCTTAAACCTGGGGACGATCTGCTAGTTACGGTTTATCAAGTTGAACCCGCTAGCGGAAAAATTTTCGCAGAGCCGGTAAATGACCGATAATAGAACACATTTTGATAAGCTTCATGCTCTTAGCTCTTCGGTAATAGGATTCGAGTTTGAATTCTATACTAATATGCTAAAGGGCAGGGCAGCTGAATCCCTTTCTAAGCTGATAAACAAAAAAGTAGTGGTATCGGAAAGGTACCACTCTGGTATTGTTGTGGATGCCAGCACATGTAAGCTAGAACCCGATTATTCAGGGGGTAGCAAAATGATGGAGTTCATTACCGGACCCCTACCATATAATGAAGCTATTACTATATTAATTAAAGTTCTTAATTGGATAGATGAAAATGGCTGGACGACAGATAGATGCGCATTCCAATTCTCAGTTAGTTTTGATAAATTCAGAAAAGAAGTTAAAGATAGAATAGAAAATCTAGACAAGTTAAAATTTATATTAGGATTTGATGAGAACTTCATCTATTCTAAATTTGGTGATAGATCTAAAAATGTTTATGCTAAATCTATAAAAAGAGTGGTTCCTAGGAATAGATTTTCTATGATCGAAAATCTAACTACTATTGATCCCAGAATGTTTAAAGTTCCTGAGGACAAATACTATGGTGTAAACTTCACAAAAATACCCAAGGGATATTTAGAATTTAGATATCTTGGTAATCGAGATTATCAAAAGAAAAGCAAAGACATAAGGGAGATTATAGATTATGTAATTCTTTATCTTTATGATTTGCTTAGCCATAGAATATCAGGATACTCAAAAGATGACCTTGCTAAGCTTCAGAGTATGATGAATCAGTATACTAAGGTAGTTAGATCTTTTAGTGATCCCGATTTCTTCTTTAGAAATTACCCTGATTTCCATATTTTTGTAGATCTTAAAGGATGGGACGAGAACATAAAAACATACTGGTCAGTTATTAGAGACAAAATATTCGACATAATCGTTGAGGGTAACGTTACCTCTGGATATTTTAATTATGACACTACCACAGGAAGATGCCAATTAAAAGACGCTAGAAGTAGAGAGGCTTTGGAACTCAAAGATATCGATCTGATCCTTTGCGACATAAAGAATGGTGTAATCAAAAACTGTAATATTTACAGCTCTAAGATAAAAAAATCATCAATAGAGGAATGCTATATAGTTAATGACACAACAGTTATATCTTCGAAGATAAAAGACTGCGTTGTTGATTTTGGAAACGAACTTGAAGATTGTTTTATTGATTGCGAAGGCAAAAGTATTAACTGTAAGATAAAAGATGGTGTTCTAAGAGCCGGTGAGATTGGCGAAAATGCTGAAGTAAGTAAAGAGACACTGAAAGTTAAAGGCTGGGAAGATTTCAGGAAAGAAAGGTTCGTTACCGATAAGAGATTAAAGGATCTAAATGATAGATACAATAATTCAAGATTTGGTAACATGAACTTTTAAAAATAACCGCTAAAAGATGACAGAAGAAGAATTAATACAAGAAATAGAAGACGCACTTTCTTTTAGCTGTGCCCTTCCGTATAATCTAAATCAACAAGAAACAAAAAGAATAATCAAAAGAGCCAAAGCATGGTTTTTTGATAACTATCAGTATGCTGTAGAGGATAGGGTTTTTATTTTGCAAAATGAAATATTCAGACATCCTGAATTTAGAGCAACCAGACAAATAAAATTACCAGAATCTATTATTAGCATATATGATGTTAGAGAAGTTGGTGGCTCCGGTATATCGGGTAATCCAGATAGGGATTTTGGTGATTCTAAATTACTTGGATCTGAATTATTACTTTCACCTTTTGTTGGGGATAACTTAGTTTATCGTACTGTTATGTACTCATATTTCGATTTAGCTAAAGCATATCTATTAGAGACTTTTGCTTTTAAATGGAATAAAAATAGCAAAAAATTAACCATTCTGGGTAGGGATCCTGGTAGATCTGGTAAAGGCCAACTTGCTCAGGGATTTGGTGTTGGTGGTACTGATGTATCTGTTAGATGCTTCGTTGCACTAAATGATGATGATCTTTTTGCAGACGAACTTTTTGTTAGATATTGCATTGCTAAATCTAAAATAGCATTAGCAAACATGCTTTCTGTATTTACCTATAATTTACCAGGTGGTGTTCAAATAAATGCTTCTGATATCAGAACTACAGGCGAAACAGAATTACAGGAAGTTATGGATATGATTAACGGTGAGAACACTCCTTCCTATTTTTTACAGTGGAATTAAAATAAACATTAACCGAAACCCCCAATTTTTTAGAAATTGGGGGTTTTTTGTTTACGTTCGACGTGTTTAAAATCTACGATATATAATACGAAAGATTTTCTATGAGAGAGATTTATAACAGGGATCCACTAGACCCAAGCTACAACCCCTACCAGATCGAAACAACCGATCCAGTAGAAATTTGCGTTGGCCAATTAAAAATGATACTTCTTACTAATAAAGGGGAGGTACTTGGCGACACTAAATTTGGACTTAATCTAGAGGAGCTTATATTTAGTTTAAATCTTTCTGAATCTAGCATTAGAAATGAATTGGATTTGTTTTTAAAAACATATATTCCACTTTTCAGAAAGCTAGGTGGATCTTATGACCTTAAATTTTATCAAGGAACAGAGAGAGACATAGCAACTATAGATTTTAAAATACCAGCTAACGGAGGTTTAAGCCCTCTAGTTACATTAAGAATAACCTAATATACAGAAATGAATATTTTTAAGAAAAATAATATCCTAATTAACGGTCTATTAAACGACACGTTTTCTTTCCTGCAGGACACGTATAACCAAACAACAAATCTTTTTACCGTAGCATCTGCTTGGGGACAGATTCTTTTCGTTTTACAGAACCTTTCTCAGATGATTCTATATTTCATAGAGGATTCAATAACTGAATTGAATATAGAACAAGCAACTAGAGATTATTCAGTTAGGAGTTTAGCTAGAATAGCTGGCTATGATCCCGGAAGGGCAAGCACTGCACAAGGAGAAGTAACATTATCCTGGAATAGAAGACAATCAGATATAGGCGGAAGTGCGGTTATAATAAACAACAATGCACAAATAAGATGTCAGGAAAATGGTAAATTATATTCTTTAGTTTTTGGATCTTCAAGGGTAACTATTCAGCTTAGTGGTAGTCCAAGCCCTCTTAGAGTTAAAGTAGCACAGGGAGATTTTATTAGTTCCGTAGTAACAGGAACAGGAAACGCTTTGCAAAGTTTTAATCTTCCGTCTTCATCTGGAGCTTACCTTGACCAGTTCTATGTTGACGTTTACGTTAATGAGGAAAAATGGAGGAGATATGATTCATTATATGATATTCCTTTAAATGGAAAGGGATTTATTGTTAGAACAGGAATACAGGAAGGATTGGATGTTTATTTCGGAAATTCTAATTTTGGTATGGTTCCGCAAAGAGGCTCGAGAATAAGAATAGAATATCTCCAGACATCAGGAGGATCAGGAAACGCTATTTCTACTGAGGAAAAACCACTAACCTATAAATTGGTTACCAGCGGAACCGATTTATTCGGAGCTGAGGTAGATCTAAATGACTATATAGATGTTCTTAATGCTATAGATCCTTCTTTCGGAACCAATCCTGAAACTACAAATCTGATAAGATTGGTTGCACCAAAGACTAGTAGATCTTTTGTTTTTGCCAATGCACAAAATTACGAAGTTTTCCTAAATAAACTTGGTATATTCTCTCAGATTCAAGCATTTTCTACATTTGATGATGATTATCTTGATGATGATAACGTTGTTTATATCTTTTTAGTTCCTGATATAACTTTAAATATCTCTTCTAATGAGGATTATTTCGATATCCCAGTATCGGATTTTTTACTTAGCACTAACCAGAAAAATAAGATAATAAATCTTATCGAGGATTCCGGGTCTATGATCGCAACAACTGTTGTTAGAATAGTCGAACCTCAAATTAAAAGATA